TCTTTACCTCTACTTTTTGTGCAATATAGGTACTTCTCACGTTACGCACCTTCTTTCAATAATCTTATAAGCTCAGCATTACTGAGCTTGCTCCACCCTTCCGGCTTTTCGGGCAGGGCCTTTACAAGGGCCATCAGCTCATTCCGCTTGAGAGAGTCAAAATCAACTGCCGCTGTCTGCTCTGCAGTTGCAGGCACCAGCAAGGTTTTTATCTCTTGTAGGGTTTCGTATATGCCGAATAAGAGCTTTCGCTCGGTGTTATTTAGGGTTAGTTCGTCTTTATTTAGCATGATTTCACCCCTTTACCATACCCAGGACTTGAGCATATAGTTAACGTCCTGTAATGCTCCGTCATAGGTATTCATGTATGCCTTGGCCTGGTCTATCTGCGCCTGGTACTCGGCTTTCTTCTGCTCCATCTCCTGTTGGCGGGCTAATAGTTTGGCTATAAATGCGTGTTTCTTTTCGTCCTCAAACCCGTACAGAAACAAGGTTTTAAGCAGGTCTGATTCTGCCGGAAGATAGAAGTTAACGCCTTTACCTTCGCAGTAACCAATCATGTACTCGCAGGAAGGTCGCTGGTGCTCATACTCGCCCGATACAGCCATATCTACACCGTAAAGGGATATATCGGTATAGCCCTCGTAAACTGCCAGGGCAATCATGTAGGATATGGAATTGGTGAAGTACCGCCGGGGAAACACTGTAAGTATTTCCTCTAAAGGATATTTGATTGAGGTTGGCACTTCGGCAAAGTTCTCCTGCATATATACCGGGATAGTAAGCCCCTGTAGGTAATCAAAATAACCGCTAGGCATAGCCTTAATTACGTCCAGGGAATGAATATCGAAGTGCCGGGTAATGTTGGTTATGGCCTGGAAGTCAATCATGCTGTAAACGCCATTGAGTATCCATAGCTCGTAGTCCGGGTTGTTGTACGGGGCTAAGTGCATACTGCTTGGGGCTGTGCCGATTATGGCTAATTTCTTCAAGCGGGTTCTCCTCCTTAAATAAATTAGGGTGAGCCGAAGCCCACCCTTTGAATGTTTTAGATTAATTACAAACAGGCGCAATAATGTCGCTACCAACACAGCCTCTTTGAACACGACTGTTAATGGTCGGATATTTTATGCCTATTTCTCTTGCCCATTGAGCTATTGTTTGGCTTTTGCCATCAATGGTTATGACGTGGTTCCTTCTAGTGTTATTGCCTTGCTCTTGATATGTGGCCCATCGGCAATTATCAGGGCAATAATTACTGTTGTTATCAATGCGTTCAATGGTTAGTTCCGGGGAATATCCGTTATTTAAAGCCCATTGAAAAAAGCATTGAAAGTCATTTGCCCATTCTTCGCAGACAGTAATACCGCGATTGCCGTAATCCTTATAACGCTTTTCTTCTGGATTAGTGCATCTATTAATCATTTTCTTCCAGATGTTATATAAGCGTTGATGGGGTACTTCGTATTGCGTTTGCATCTGCCTCGCTGTATCTCTTTGTAAACAGCCACAACTTCGAGTATGACCATTGCGAAGTAATTTTCCACTAACAACAACCACCTTGCCACAATCACAAAGACAACGCCACATTGCACGATTATCTTTAGAACCATCTCTCTCAATAATCTTCAGCCTACCAAACTTTTGCCCTTGGGTCATAAATATTGTTTCAGCCATAATTCAGACTCCCTTTAAGACAAAGCACAGCTTCCGTTATTTACGTTGATAAACCATCTTGTGGTTGAAAGTGCTATCAACTCTACGGAATCATCAGCGGCGTTCATAGTAAGGGTTCTGTTAGTCCCGTCAAAAGTGCAGGCAGTCGAGCCGGTTGTAACCGTGCTTGTGTTCGCAGTGCTGCCGGCAGTGCAGATTATCATTTTCTTGTCGCCTGCTGCCGCAGGGTTCGCCAGCACATAATTGACAGCCGCCGCGGTTGAGCCGATGGTTGATATGCCACTATTGGGTAAGGCTGTCCCAGTTCCGGTACTGCCCGCTACGGCGGCAACAGATTCGCGAATGATTTTATTGGTTAGTACCTGGGGTTCGGTTTCAAGTATTACCGCCTCCTGTACCCCATTGGAGTTTGCAGTATGAAGCAATAGGGTCACCTCCTTAGAATTTTGTTCAGAAAATAAATTAAGCACCCGGTTTGGGTGCTCGGTTGATGGCATTGGGTTAGAACATGGAGATTTGTTGTACTTCGGTATTAGGCTTTAGGCCCGTCCAGCGCAAAATCTTCTTAAGGCGTTTCTCGCTGAAGAAAGGTTGGGCAGAGTACCACTCGAAAAAATCAGCATCGTTTTTGGCATTGTTTACGGAGTTCTCACAAGGAACAATATTCGGTCTAGTATACCCGCCCCCTTTAGACAGGGGGACTACATGGTCTTTGCTTATAACTTTCATAGGCAAGCCCGTGTATGCGTCCTTGTAATCAAAGTATTCAAGGCACTGCCGCCATTCTTCAATTGTTAAAGTTGCAAGAAGGTTCTTTTGGCGAGTTCTGCGCCTTGTGGTGTAATGCCTGGTCATTTCCTTGCCTTGTGTACGCTTGTATTTTCGTTGGTATTTGTATATGCGTTCACGGTCCCGTTCTAATTCATTCCTGCGCTTGCAATATTCACAGCAATATTCTTGACCTTGATATTGCTCCGGCGTAAACTCTTTGCCGCACCATGCGCATATTTTGGGCGTATGGATAACCTTTTTAGAATAGGCTATTTTGCGGCAATCGTCGCTGCAATATTTAGCCTTTTGGCTAATAGGTACAAAGGTTTTGCCGCAAACAATGCAAGTTTTAGGTTGTTTAGCTTTGGCCCGGCTTGGCCTGGTTGCATAGTAATTCTTCATTTGGCATTCCGTCGAACAATACTTTTGAATGCCATTGTACGAGATGAAGGATTTGCCGCAAATGGGGCAATTTTGGGTTGTTGATTCAGAAATGGGCATAATAAAAAGCACCTCCTGCCATGCTCTCCTGATTTCCAATATGGGCGGCGGCTCAGGAAGGCCGCTTTTCGCTTTCAGGTAGCTACCCTTACTTACTAGCCCATACATATTATACCATTTCCAAATGCAGGAAACAAGCGGAAACTAGGTGCTAGGCAGGAATATTGCACACGGCAAACTGCCACGAGCGGAATCCGAGACTGTATCTGCCGTAGCCCTTGATCTGCCATGCTCCAGAATTAAATTCCTTCTGAGAACTAATTTCCAACGGCACCCTTTCTATAAAATAGAGGTTGTTGCGGAGCGCTCTTGAATCCAGTAAAAACCATGAGTCGGTGTCGGTCAACCAGTCGGAAACGATAACGTTGAACTTTTCCTTGTATGGGTTGATATTATTGTCACCAGAATTGATTTTCCCGGTGCTGTAAGCGATCTCGAACGCCTCATTTCTCAGTTCGTAGGGTACAAAAAGCGTGTCGCCCTTCCAGTTTCCCTTCTTGCCAATATCGGTCTGGAACCCCTTCATCATGTCCTCAGCAATTTTCAAGTTCGCAATTGTCAAAGGATTGGTCGTATAGTTGTCCTGGTTGCTGCCTTTGCCGGTTTTAGAGGTATGGGCGTTACTTGCAAGTGCGAGTCCATCCGCGCCGGTATTGGTGAAACTTTTGCCTTCATAAGTAAAACTGGTTGCCGTACAATTATTAAACGGCGCATGAAGCATTTCCTCAAGGGTGAAGCTCCAACTATCGGTGAGCATAGAAGCAAGTGCTTCCATATCCAATATCCGGCTGTCATCGATCAGTTCACGCTTAATTTCCACGCCCAACTGCCATACTTGATGGGTAAACGTCTTGCTGTAATCCTCTTCCAGGTCGGTGTAAGGAACCCGTCCGTCCGTGGGTTGGAAACCGCCTATCCCAGTCAGACCGGCCACAGATTCGCTGTAATGCTTGGACTTGCGGACGTTATACAACTTATTTTTAATGCTGTCTTTGGCAAAATCTTGCTCTGCCTGCAGAATGTAGGCCATAAGTGGACCTTCGAAACGGCCTATAACGGCATCCATTTTCCCCGCTGTTGCAGTGATAATCACTATATTTCACTTCCTCTCAAAATTTTGGGCACGAAAAAAGAGCTTCTTTAAAAGCTCCATCTGTGCAGGTTATTTAGTTACTTGTCCGGGCTACTCGAACTTAACCCGGCATTTGGCCTTTGCGGTATCCACGGAAATAACGGTTGCAGGCGTTCCGTCAGTGGAAGCCGCATTGATATTCAGGCCGTTGGAATCCAGGGCATACTTTGAGCCTATTGCCGGGGGCACTACCGGACTGGCGGTAGAGGTATAATCGGCCAGCCATACCTGGTCGGCACGAACGGCAATGGCCTCAACGTTGTTACCCGTACCAGCGGCTACCTTCTGAATGCCGATATAAGCTGGTTTAGTGGTGGTTGAGGCTTTAGTCAGCTTTCCGCTGGAAAACTTAAAGGTTTCCCCAACAGCCGCAGCCTCATCGTTAGTCAACGGTAATACCTCAACAACGGTTCCTGCACCGTCATAAGTGCTTTCAAGTACAAACATTCGTTTTTCATCTCCTATCCATATAGTTTTTTGTGGAAAGCTCTGGCTTGCTTTTCAGTCATGCCAGAATCCATATACATTTGCAGGGTATCAGGCGGTAATGGTATTGCACTAGCATTTGAATCCCCTGCACCATCACCTTCGGTTTTAAGGTGAGATTTACTATTAAGGTTGTTAAGGGTTTTTTGAGCAGCGGCCTTTTGTGTCTGCTCGGTAATCTTTGTGCGGTTAGACAGAAACCATGCGTCATACAGGGTATAGCCACGCTGTAGCCTATCAACTGTAGGCTGGTCCAGCTTGCTTAAATCAGCAGGCACCAGGTCGCCAAATTCCTTCTGCAACTTATCGTGGTCGGCAAGGATAGCCTGAGTTAATTGCTGTTGCATAGCCTCCTGCTCATGCTGCTGTCGTATCTGTTGCTCCCTTTGTGCCTTATCCTGCTCCTGCCTTTCCAGCATAGCCAGTTTATCCTTCATGGCCTGTACTTCCAGGGCATGAGCCACATTGTTAGCTTCGTTGGCGGCTAGCCGGTGCGCTACCTGCTGGTCGTAGCCCTGTTCCACAAGTTGCTGGTATGTCTGCTGGTAAACCATCTGCGGTCTTTGCTGTAGTTCCTGCTGTCTAGCTACCTGCTGTTGCCGGTGGGTCTGCTCAATGGCAGCCTGGTACTGTTCCCAGGTCTTAAGGCCGTGAGAGGCACCAAAATTCTGTTCTACCCACTGGTCGCGGGCCTGTAATTCTTTCTCGGCCTGTTCAGCTTTCCTGCGTATCTCTGCAAAAGCTGCATTGGCCTCAGGAGACTGCTCTTTTTTTACAGGGTCCGGTACTGGCTCAGGCTCAGGAGTTGGCTCCGGTTCAGGTTCCGGGTCTCCACCTGCTGTATTGTCGTCATTGAAGTTAAAACCATCGAAGTCAACCATTTCCGCTGGCTGGTTCTCGGGCGGTTCTGGCCCTCCGCTGGCGTAATCATCGCCTGGAATTACGGATGAAGTGTTATTCGCCGCTGGAGCTGCGCCACTGCCAATAGCCGGTGCACCCTCTCCCTCAGCGAATCTCTGTAAATCAAACCCAAACGGGGCAGCGAATCCCGTCATTTTTGCGCTTTCTATCATGGATTTATACCTCCTCAAATTAAGTGGATTTTTGCGCTATTCCTTGCGAATTTACGGGCTATTTGCCCTGTTTGCCGTCCCGAAGGTCGGAACCATAGATTACCTTGCCGGTCTCGGCGGGCTTGCCAGTAGCACTTCCATAGCTCTGGATGCCTTTCACCGGCATTTTGGGCACGTTTCCGCTGTTCTGTCCTGCCATGTTGTTTACCCCCTTCCTGTGTGAATTTTGGGTAGGTGTCCCCGGCGGCGAATCCCGGGCATTGCGCCGTGTAGGTGTTGGGCCCATTTGGGCAAAAGAAAAGCCCCAAAAGCGGGGCGTAGTAGCGTTATATAAGGCATAAAAGCAATTGAACAAAATGTAATGATTGGTCTATCCAGAGGTCCCTCGTTAATGCGTAAGTCTTATCTGACTTCGTAGCTTTCCAAGTGTCGATAATAAAATGGCCAACTAAGAGCATAATCAGCTTCCACCATGCGAACAGGCCCATAAAGTAAATGGCAACGCAGATAGCGCCCGCCCATATCGCAGCATGAACAAGCATGATAAAACGGTTTTTGCCCTTCATAGTGGCCTGGAAATCGTCTTGTAAAACAAAGTCTGCTATCAGGTGTACCCAAAGCAGAATTAGAATCAAAATCAATAGTTTCAATATAATCACCACCTCTCAAAGTCCAGAAAACAAAAATAGACCGGAGAAATAGAGACTAACAGGGTTATCCTGCTAAATCCCTACTTCCCCGGTCTTCCTGGTCGAAGTTGGTTTGGTTTATTTAATTTTTATTGGTTCTGGATTGTATTTTTTCCACTCTTTGTAGTAATCTTCGCTTGTTATTTTGTGTATTCTTAATGTGTGAGACGCTCTTCCTCCAGCAGATTCAAACATCATCCCGCACACCCCACACTGATAACGTCTTTTTTTGCGCTCTTCTTTTCTTGCTGCCTTTTCTTCTTCTTTTGCCTCCTGTAGACATTTGTCCTTCAACGCCGTTTCCCACATCTCCATAAACTCAATTGGTTTTTTGTCTCTGTTAACTAATTCTACAAGAAGCGGTTCCCCGCACTTGGGACAATATTTCCAGCCTTTCTTTATAGGGTAATTGGTTCCTCCCTTGTTACCCGCACAATTCATTGGGCAACAGTAGTTCCGAGGCATCAATGAGTGTTTCATGGTTCGCTCCCCTCCGTTCTTCGGCTATTTATTGCCCTTCGCTTGCTCTTTGATTTGATTGTCAAGCCATGCCTCCAATGCCTTTGCCGGAATAAGCCAGCACTTACCAACTTTGAGGCTTGGCAGTTCGCCTTTATACAGCATCTGCCGGAGAGTCCCTTCGCAAAGACCGAGCTTGTCTGCTGCCTTTGCAGGTGTATAACATAATGGTTTTGGGTCTGTTTGCTTTGTCATTCTCTTATCCATCCTTTCCGTTTTCGGTTTAATCAATTATGACAGTTAATCCCTGCTCACCTTAATATCCGGTGCAGGGGTTATCATTACCACCGCACCACCCTTTTTAACTATTGTCAGCTTCCCCCAGTCAATCCGGCGCAGTTCCTTGATTACGCGGGCTTCCTCGGGGGTTAAAAGCTTCATCACCGCAAAACCTCCTTCATAGATGCTTGATTAATTGGGTTGTTCATCGGCATCACCTGCCTTCAATCGTACAAATGCGCTTGCCAAAGCACAGACTGCTTGTTCTTCTTCTGTCTCCCTTTCCTTATCCGCGAATCCCCAAAAATGCAAATGAAGTAACTCGTGCACCAGGCTTCTTTCGTGATCCTGTTCCCATTCGGTATCTCGCGGGTAGTCTATAGGGTCAACAAGCTTTATTAGAGCCTGCTTGTTTGCAAGGCAACAGTTAACGTTCGCCTGGTCGTCCAAATTCCTTAAGGCATCTTGGCGTACTATTTTGACCTTTATGTCCCAGTCCTGCAACCTGAGTATCTTTTGCCACTCCCGGCAGGCTTGTTGGGCTTGTTCTGCGGTTTCGTAAATCATATTAGGCCTCCTTGTCCCTGCATTATCTGCTGCAACATCGCCATGGCCTGCTCCGGATCCGTCTGCAGCATCTGTATCAACTGGGCCTGTATCTCAGGCGGCAGTTGGGCTATAACCTGCTGTATCTGGTCGGGGTTAATCCCTCCCGGTTGCGGTTGCCCTCCCTGCAATAACTGCATTAAAAAAGCCGCCTGTTGGTCTGGCGGCAAACTGGCTATTTGTTGTTGCATGTTCGGGGGCAACTGTTGCATTAACTGCGCTATGTCGGGCGGCAGTTCCCCTGGCATTGGCTCCTGTGGTGGCGCAGGTAAGGCGTTCTGCATTTCCGGCATGGGCGGCATACCTCCAGCCATATCCGGTGGCTGTGGTGGTTGCTGCTGTAACTTCGCCTGCTCCATCTCCAATATCGCACTGGCCTGCGGTACCCCGATAGCCTCCATCAGCATCCAATAGCCCACATTATCCAAGCGGTTCCCGGCTTTGTTGGCTATATCCAAAATAAACCGCTTATCCTTCGGCAACGCAGTTTCGGCCTGGACGTATATGTCAAATTCCGGATAGTACCATTCTCCGGCATCGTCCTGCTTGACAAGTAAGCCCTTATCCCAGAAACCATATATCGGCTTGCTGTCTTTCCCATCTGTGCGGTACGGCATCCGGCTGTCGCCAAAGGCCAGGAGGAAGTCGTACCACATGCGGTATAGCTCGGTGTAGGCTATGTCCTTTTCCTCGGATTTTACTCCCATTCTGCCCTGGGTCTGCGCGGCAAGCTGTTCTAATGCCCGGCCTGACAGGTTAGCGTTCTCCGCCCTGCCCTGGCTGGCTTCGGTGATGCCCAGCGCATCTTTGGCCGCCTGGACGTAGATGTAATACAGGTCTTTGAGTGCGTTGTCCGGGGTTTTCATGTCGATTACCCGCACATCTGATAGCGGATCCGGTGTTTCAATGACCTGCAACATGGCATTGGTTATTTTCCCAGCTATTCCGGTACCCTGCCGTGCTAATATTTTGGTAGTCCCCTCCATCTGCTTCTTTTCTTCGCTGGACAGCAGCTTCTTGATACCCTCCTGCTGGTCAAATATTATGTAAGGGTCTGAGATTCCCCTGGCTGATTTCTCCTTTGGGATATTGAACCAGATCACAAAGGAGAAGTAATCCGGCACGTGGCACTTGACCTTGACGGTCTCGCCAGTTGGTAGCTTAACATCGTCGTATTCAATGATATTGCCCTTATCGTCGCGCTTGTAGAAGAATTTAGGCTGTTCCCTGAGCATCGTATCGCCCACCCAGGTAAGCAGGCAAACGTCCCCATCAGAATCCTTGTACCAGGCCTCCACCACGGACAGTTTCTTGGTCTTTTCGTTGCTGGTGTAGTCAGTTCCGGCATTGAAATAGTCAAGTTGGCCATATTCCAGGTTTTCCGCTTCTAACTGTTCGCGGAATTCCTCTCCATACTGCCGGCAAACATAATCTATGGTCCGGTTCTCGATATGGAACATATAATCCATGTCTTTTATCCTGAATACTCCAGGCTGCAGGACCACGTTTCCCGGGTGCGGATTGGTTGTTTCTATCCTGCCGCGGTATGTATGGGCCTTAAAGTTAGGGTTATATCCCACCTTGAAGAATCCAATGCCATTCTTTTTAACTATGCGCTCATTCTCGGTGTTGATTCTGCGCATCGTGGTATCAGCTGCCATGTATGCAAGCTGGCCCTCGATCATATCCCGGCGGCTGGGTTGTTTGGGCTTTGGCTTATTCTCCGGTCCTTGCTGCTCCAGGGGCTGTTTTTCTTCCGGCTCCGGTGCGTTTCCGTCCAGTTCCTCACGCGCTTCTACTGCGGGGACTGGGAGGTTTACGTCAATAGAGCTCTCGATGAGTTGAAATGTCACGTTCACGACTTGCCTTGCATCCTCGGTGCTCTGCGTATCGTCCCGGTAGCGGTCGGATACATATAGGTTGCTGTCTCCCAGCGGCCGGATTGATTTCGTGCCGCCGTAAAGAGCATCATATGTCGCGCAGTCGGCCCGAAAGGATTCGTGGGGCTCCATTGCATCACGAAGTTTGCTTTTCCAGGCTTCCAGGCGGGCTTGTTTTGCATCGGCCTCGCGGTTATCGTCTATTGTTTGGGTCACCTTGTCCACCAGCTTTCGGATTGGTTTGGGGAGTTTCATGGGGTTTCACCTGCCTCTAGCGCTAGATACTGCTTAAACAGTTCTTTGATTTCGTCAAACTCTGTGCCGTAATCGGCATATCCCGTCATTAGGTCTTCTATCTGCTCCTGCAGTAATTCCAGCGGGGTTAATTTGGCCTTTCTTTCCGCTTCTCTTTGCTCCATATGCAAGCGAGTAAGTCTGTCACGTTCTCTCATGGCCATATATTCATCCATGGCGCCGCCATGGGTGTTGTGCTTTGGGAATTGCAATAAATAATCGTTTAGTGTTTTTAAAAGGCTTTCAGATTCCGTCATTTTCCCCTCTTCTAACATGGGTTTCCCTCTCCTTTCTCTTTACCGGTATTCCGGGTGCTGGCTCAGAAAATGAGCCATGGCTGCCGGCGACTGCTCCAGGTCCCTGCGCAGGTCGGGGGGTATCTCCGGCGGCAGGTTCGGCTTCTTCTGTTCCTCCTGGTAGACCATGCATTCGTAATTCATTGCATAGCGTACCGCGTCGATGGAATGGTTATTTTTGTCGGGATATCCGGCCTTGAAATTACCATTTGCGTCCTTCTCCAGTTCATAATTGCAAAACTCCCTGGCCGTCTCCGGGCATCTGATATCGTCAATTATAATTGCTTCCAAGTCCTGCAGGAACTTTATTCCATACTCTATGCTGTCCGGACCTTTTTTTACCTTACTAACGTTTAGCCCATAACCGTTAAGTTCGTTAATGCTTTTCGGCTCTGCCGAGTCTGCCAATATGTTCCTGTTAGTTTTGTTTTCCTCTGTTATAAGTCTGTAAGCCTCGCGATTGCTTAATCCGACTTTATAAATCTCGTGGAATATGTATAATCTTCTGTATTTTCGATTGTAGGCACACACCACGTAGGACAGAGGGTCAATAGCAAAA